CCGGTCAGAGACCAGCAGGTGCCCTTGGACCAGCAGGGATGAGATCACCCCGATGCCGTAGGCGACGTCCTTCCGGGCGCCCTGCGAGTAGATCCCGGCCAGCCGCAGCTCCTCACGGAAGTCAGCGGCGGCGGAGTCCACAATGATCCACTCCGGGACGAGCGAGACCTGTTCGGGGTGGTGTGGTGCGCGGAGCCAGTCCTTGACCGCCTTCGCCTGCTGCGAGGGCGCCTGGCGGACCTCGTTGACGGCCACATCGATCCGCAGCTCATCCATGAGGTAGAGGCGGCGGTCGTAGCCGAGGCCGAGCATGCCCACGGCTGTCGCGTGCTGCGTGCCGAAGTCGATGGCCACCGCCAGGCAGCGGCGTATGGGCGGCAGCCGCTCCCATGGGACCACATGCTTCGTGGGGTCCCACATGTCATAGACGGCGCCCTCAGCGTTCGTCCACAACCCGTTGATCATCCGGTCATAAAACACGCCCGTGAAGGACGCTTTCATGTCCCGCACATACTC